TTATTAGATGTAGCAGCAGCAGCAGAAGCTCTATAACCTTTATGAGCTACATAAACTCCATACCAAGTAGATGATGAAATACTTTGAGCAATTCTACACTCATTATATCCTACACCTTCACGTCCCCATCCAAAGAATAAGTTACCTGACGCATCCACTCTTAAGTAGATATTGTCGTCATTTGTAGCCGCTCCTTCTCCACTATTCCAAATGTGTTGATTTGAGCTGTTACCATCAGACTTGAATACAATAGAACAAGCCCAAGGTCTTGCACTAGTTGAAGAAGATGTCTTACCACTATCAGCATTAGCAGCAACTTGAGTAGATAAGCCATTCATTCTCAAAGGGTTGTAATTTATATCGCTACTTGCTTGCTTTGCGTGTTCGTTACCCCCGCTAAAGTCTAAGGCTTTAGTCCAATTTGTTAGGTTAGTAGCAGGAGCAGGTAAGGTGTGCTCGCTTATTCCTGTTAGGCTAATGTCCGCTGTACAAGAACTAGTTCCTATTACTACTGTTTTGCTTTCGGTAACACTTGTGTCTTGACTTTCTGAATAGGTAAACGTACCACCGTCTGCAACTGTTAGCTCGCTAGATTTATCAGTAGAAGAAACGTTGTAGTTTGCCTCACATACTCCACCTTTGTTTGATATATAGAAGTCGTAACCGATATTAGAAGAGAATGCGTGAGTACGCTCTGTTCCCATTGCTGTACCGCCTAGCATTGCTACAACCTTTACAGAAGTAGCCGTGTTGTATTGGAATCTAAATCCACAATTGAAATCACCAACAGTAACGGCGTTCCATCCTGTTGTTGGAGTTGGGCTAAAGCCAATAAATATCTTATCGTCTGTAGCAGTAAGAAACGGAAGAACGTTTGCTGTAATCCAAGCGTCTGTTATTTTCAATCTGTTACCGTCATTCACTAAATCATCCAAAGTAACAGCAGAACCATCATCAAGAGTATCAGAATCAATTAAGGCTGTACTACCTGAGATATGTGTGAACCCACTAATAGCAACAGCAGGAGCTGTTAAGTTATTTACAGTGAGAGATAGTGTTCCTACACTACTACCATAAGAGTTTGCTTTAGTTACAGTAATACTGTATAAGTCACTAGGGTTAGCTACATTGTCTCCTGTTACTTGAGGAGCTGTTCCTTGTAAGTATCCCGAGACAGAGTTGTAAGCCAATCCCGCAGGTATATTGCTTACCGCGTAGGTATCAGAATCACCCGCAGGTTTAATCTGAAGATTTATACTATCACCCTCGTCTACCGTTATGGATTGACTGAACTGACTAGGAACGTAGTTAGCATCCGCACCTGTTTGTATTTCGTTCCAAGCTATTCCTGCAGGTGCTGTTGGAGCTGAGGTTTGAGCGTGGAACATATAAGTGTCAGGCATATACCAAGTCTGAACAGTTGGCTGCTCGTCAATAAATGTATGAGAATGTGCTGAACCCGCACCATCCGCTGCTGTCCCGTACAACTCATCAATAGATTCAGCGTCATCTTCCGAGCTAAACAGTGGGTAGTAGAACTCACCGTCAGGAGACTCTATGTAGTACCAAGTTATTGAAGCACCTAAAACAGCTTCGTTTAAAGTCATGTTTCTGATACCGTTAAGCTGATTAGCTAAAGGCATGATAGCAAACATTCTTAATTCTGTACCTGCTGCAACAACACTTTCGCTACGACATATAACCTCAAATACGTTAGTAGAAGTTTCGTGAGATATGTAGACTCTTCCGTCGTTATCGCGACCTAGTCTGAATTTAGTCTTAGTCTGAGGGCTGTTAGAAAAACCTGCTTCGTTTATCTTTCCTGCGCCGTTTGTAGCATCAGCGAAAGTAAACGGCGTTGGGTATAACCTCAGGTACAATAAACCCTTAACAGCGCTACCCGCAACGTCTTCATCTAAGTCAGCCACATCGTAAGTGGTTTCGTCAAAAAGACCTATGTAAACACCACGAGAGTTAGTCCAATCTCCGCTGTCCTGCTCGAACTCAAAGTACTCTCCGTTCTCAGAGATTGTCTCGTTAGAGTATATTCCATTGCTAGTGTCGAAGTTTCCCGCCTCGGCAGTTGAAGTGTAACCTAAGGTTGAGCCTGAGCCCGTCTCTGTGATTCTGTCTCCATACACTGTAAAGCTAGCAGAGCTGCTTGTAGTAGTGACAGTAGTTTGAGTATTACCTGTGTTAGAACCTATGGTAGTTCCGCCTAGAACCTCGTTGAGCCTGTCTACAGCGGCGTCAATAGTGTTGAATCCTGTTACAGCTCCGTCAAGAACACTGACATTGTAGTACCTCAAATGCGTGTAAATATCCTTGTTACCACGAACTGTAGATATTTTTATAGTGCCGTCCGCTTGGCTCGAAGCATGAAGAGAGTTAACAGCGAAAATATCACCATTGCTAAACAATACAGTAGTATCGGTAGCGTCTCTTTGAGCGTCCAAAAGGTCGGTTTGACTAAATACAAAAGTACCTGTGTTGCTTAGTACGTTTGCATTAGCTGTAATATATTCAGCACAATCTGAAGGAGATACAAAATCGTTCCCATCCTTGTCTTGAAAATCTGTATAAGGCAAGTTAAAGAACTCATAAATAGTTATTCCCTCTTCTACAGTTCTAATTTTATTTACTACGTTTACATTGTTTGAGTTGTCCTCATTTATCTCGCCCTCTAGACAAGAGTTCCAATATACAGGGTTTGTTGAACCCACAAATGTAATACAGTTACCTGCGTCGTTTCTTGTTACTTTAATAGCCATTACTTAGTTATTGTTACTAACATTGTTAGTGGTTGAATAATTACAGGATTGTCTGATTTGATGCACGGTAAAGCGATTGCATTAACGTCTTCGTTACTAGCAAGATACGCCGAAGAGGTCACACGTTGAAGTCTTTTAACACCAACAGTTCCTTGACCGAAAAATGTTGTAGCTCCTTGAAGGAAGAACTCAAATGTAATAGCATCCGTGTTATCCCGAGTAGCCCACCACAAGCCTGTATCTACTGTAGTGTTTTGAACCTGCGGTATGATATTATAATCAAAGCGAACCTGTACTAAATCACCAACCTTAAGGCCATCTAGCTTGATAGAGCCTGTGTCAGCAGCATTGCTACCTGTCATTGTAGAGCCACTCCAATCAGATAGGTCGTAGCTAATCAAAGTAGTAGTCTTACCCGCAGGCAAGTGGTCTCCACCGAACATTCCAAAGCCTTGGAAGTTTGTATTCGGGGCAGGGTCACTCCAATACGGGCTATCAACAGCCTCATGAACGGTGGTGCTCAAAGGAAATCTGCGATAGTTTCCTGCATCTACATCCGCTTGAGTATAGTTAACTCCTGAGTTGCCTGAGTGTCCAAAAACACCTGAGCTTATTTCTGTCTTGTCAGCGAACCCGCCCGTGAACTCGTATCCCGAAGCGTTTACCACTATTTCTAAGTCAGCCTTCTTGGTAGTACCCGAGGCAGCCTGAGTAGTGTCAGTTGTGTCTACGACGGGCAGGAAAAGTCCCGAGCCGTCTACGTTACCCACGTTGGATAACTGTGATATTTTTGTATTGCTCATTATAGGTTCTCTCTTATTATGTTACTTCCATCTTCTCTAGCTAAAGGAGTGCCATCTTCCTCAGTTATAAAAGAAACAAACAGGCTACGCCCTTGCTCTTTTGTGAGGTTAGTTAATATGCTAGGTAATCCTAAAGGCATTATCGAATGTATGCTATTACAGTTCCTGTTCCAACCGATACGGTTTGAAAGTCGCCATAAATTATCATCCCTTGAGCTAAGTCTACCCCACCTAAAGCGTCACCCGACTGAGTCGTTGTGGTTACATTGGTGGCTACTGCTAGACAGTAGATAGCTACATACTCCTCTCCTGCGGGTTGAGAGAATGTATTATCAACTACTCTGAATCCCTCCTGAGCAAATGCCGCGTTTTGGAAATCACCTGTTGAGGTGAAATTTGTTTTTCTTGATGCCATTTTATATTTGGTTTATTATTTCATCATTGAGTCTAGGAAGCTGTCTTCCTCTTCCTCGGGTAGCTCGCCTCTTTCGCCTTTGCGCTGAGAGATTAGCTTAGATTGCTGAGCGGCTTGTTTCTTCACACGCTCATCCTTGCGGTCTTCCTGCGCGTCTAAAACAGCTTTCTTCATTTCTGAGCTAGCTCCTGCTACATCTTTAGCGTTAGCGCCTTTGAGTTTTTCTAATTCTAGTTTGAATTGATACTCCATCTGCATGCGCTGCATTTCCAACTGAGCCTCCATTTGCTTGGCCTGCATGTCTAATTGAGCCTGAGCCTGAGCTGTTTGCATATCTGCCTGAGCTTTAGCTTGAGAAGCCTGTGCTGCTGACTGTCCTTGCATCTGTGCGTTTTGTTGAGCCTGCTGTTGCTGACGTTTAATGCGCTTGCCTCTGCGTACAATAAGTAGACGCTCTGCTTGGTCGATGTCTTTTAAACGACGAATAGCGATAGCATCTTCGATATCAATTTCTTTCTGAGCTAATGCCTGTTGGATGTTTTGCTCTAGGTAAACCTTGTCAGCTTCGTCCATTTCTGTACTAACAGTCACCCCGAAGTTAAACATAGGTAATTTTTCAAACTGCTTTAGCGTGCTCATAGCATGCTTACCCACAGCCTTCTTATATGTTCCGAACAGTACAGACTCCTTTGGTAGAATTTGCAAACACTTAATTACATCCTCACAAACTCTTTTGTATAAGACTAAGGAAGCGTGCGTGATGTCGTATAAGGCATTATTAGCCGAAGCTATCTGCTGCTGACGTACACCAACTAGTGAGTCAGACTTAGCCGAAGAACCATCAACAGCCTCGTTTACACCTGTTGCGTCACGAATCATACGCAGGTAGTGATTGTACAAACCGATAAGTTCGTTTACGTTACGTATTGTGTTGCTTATCTCTCTGATAGGTGGGTTTTGGAATCCTCCTTCAGGGTTTTTAGAGCGGTAGTACATTACACCTGTCTGCTCGTAGATGTCTTGAATATCCAATGGAGACAGCTCACCACCCGAACCGAGCTGAACATTGTCTAGTCCCTCGATGTCAATCATGATACCATCAGGCTTAGCCTTTGCGATAGACTGCTGAATCTTCAAGTGTGTAATCTGTAATTGGTCAGCAAACCCGATAATACTAGTAACCATAGACTTAGGCATCATGCGACGCAAGTTGGTAGCCACGATAGAGTAAGACAGAGTTGTTCTGCTTAGGTCGTGGATATTACGAGGTTGGTTGTGTTTTTTACCGTAGTTCAATAGTACGTCAGTACCATCTATATATAGACCGCCGTATAAACACATGTTCTTCATGAATACAGGGTTTCTATCGTACACAGACTGAGTAGGCATCTTGTATTCTTCGCCCTTGAAGTAGAAGCCCATGTTTCCGTAACGAGACATCTTTTCCTCGTATACCATTTCGTCTAGACCGATGTACTCAAAGTCTAGTACGTTAACTGTGTATTCGTCGTACCCGTAAGACTGACGCCCCGTACGTTGGTCGTAGAAGTTTCTAGCTACTTTAGAGCTATCGTTTCCAAATTTATTCTTTACTCCTTGACCTATTCTTTCCCACTGCTCTTCAGAGACGCTGTTTCCTGCAATTCTCTTTAGCTCCATGATTGTCATGATGCGAATCTCTCCTGCGTAAACCAAGTCCTTAAGGAATGGGTCTTCAGAGTAAGAGTGGATTAAGTGACTAGGGTCAACGTAGCGCTCAACAATACCGTGGTTAGGGTCGTTTTCACGCTTTACCGCAGCCATACCACAGACTACCAAGTCCTCTACAGCTCTACGGAATGTACTATCATTAAAGTCATTCCACTCTAGGGTTAAGTTACATGCAACCTGTGCAGCAATCTCTGCAGCAATCTTGATGTTTGTGTCCATGAATATCTCTGCCTCTTCCTGAGTGTCAGGTAGGTTGTCGATATCATCTGTTACCTGAGCTCCCAAGTCGCGCATCTCTTTCAAGAACTCCTTGTTCTCAATGGCGGCTTTTACACGAGCCTTCTTGTTCTCCTTCTCACCACGTGAGATAGGGTCAATAGCCTCTAGGTTAGGATAAGGTTTTTGAGATAGTATTTTGTTTACTACGATTTTTACAAACTTGGGAACGATAGGTACAGGAGTCCAATCTAGGTTAAGTAGCGTTCCGCCACCGCCTACACCGTCTAAGCTGTTTAATATCTGCTTGTATATCTGAGTAGACTGAGTTCCTTGAGCGTAATCTCTAGCTCTTTCAAACTCCTTCATTCTTTTCTGATACAAAGATGATGTTGACTCTGTTCCACCCCATTGACCTAGGATAGCTTTTGCGTATGCCTTACCATATCCTTGAGATAGTTTCTCTGCAGATTTTGCGGTAGGGTCAGGGAAATTTCCGTAATTCTTCTTCATCGTAGTGCGTTTCGCTCTTGATTAACTATTGTGCAAAGATAAGAAAAAATCCCTAAGCGTTCGGGTTGTATCGTCTAAAGAATGTCTTGTTACTAAAGTCTGCCTGTTTGCTTACCTTTGGTTTAATTTGCGCGGCTAATAAACAGAGTCCACTAGAGATAGTTAAATCATACTTGGTACGATTATCTATTCGAAAGCCAATCCAATCCTCTAACGTATCCTGAAGGTACATTTTACCCATCTGTCCTGTGTCTACGTTTTCTCCTACGTAGTTATGTATATACGACTCAATAGCCATTGCGTGAGCTTGTATAACCTCTGCAGAAGTAGATGGAATACCTTTTGTTTTAGACTTGGATGCACCGCCGCCTAGATGCTCGGGGCGGTCAAGCAGATACTCCAAGTACCCTCTCTCCTCAAAATAACGAGCTATACCGTATTTGTTGTTCTCGATTAGGATTGGGTAGCCGAAGTATACTGCCGCCATTAATACGTCTTCATAGAATATCTTAGCCATTGGCGGGCGGGAACAGTACTCTGCTACGAATACATTGCTTACGCCGTTCATGCTGAATTTGTTGTAAAAGTGACAAGCTCCCTTAGAGCCTCTGCCGTCTGTGGTAGCGTCAAGGTCATAGCTATCGACTCCGCCTACGCCTAGGTTTCCGTGTGGGGCTTGATAGTGCCCGTTTCGGTGCTTAGACCTAACGTTGCGAGAATCTTTTTTTGGCTGCCATGCAAGAGTCCATCTTCCCTCGGGTGATGGCTCGAATACAACCTCCGTGTCTAGCTCTCCGTTTTTCCAATGAAAGTTGCCCGTTACCACAGGGCTAGGGTACATCATATCGTTGTACTCTTTTTGCTCGTATATCTTTCCCAAATTAAACAGACTGCTTTCTACCGAGTCGCGGAACGCTTCCTGTGTAGAGAACGGGAACTGACGAGTAACCTCATTCAATTCATTGGCATCGTTCTTAAGTGCTTTACGTTCGTTGCTGAGGTAAGTCCTTGCGCCATAGTCTATTAGCTCACCGTCGGAAGTTTCAATAGCCGTTTCAGGGTCGTCAACAATGGGGTTTCCGAACTTGTCGAAGAATCCTTCAAGCGCTTCGTAAGCGGGGATGAATATACGGTACAGCATAGACCGTGTACGGCCATTTGCATTTCGTTGCGTTGGGTCTGAGTCATTCCAAAGGTCTTTATATTGAGAACCGCCTTTCGCCATAGGGTTAACCGTAGAGCCCACTAAAGCAGTTCCTACAATCTTACGACCTACAATCAAACAGGTTCTGTTAATACGCCATGCTTCACGGATATCAGCAGGCTTTTCCCATTTACCCGCCTCGTCTAGAAAGAGGTAATATAAACGCTCACCATCGTATGCGTTGTTCACCGTGTTCTTCCAATTGATTATGGTATTTAAGGCTTCGCCTACTTGGGCTGTTTTATTGTTTTTAGTAATCTTTTTCGCAGGCTCACGGAAAGCAAGCTCAACACGAGGGTTAGTAGAACCATCTTGAATAGGTTTAAAGAAGAAGGGAAAGTGTCTGTACATTGATACCACCTTTTTCATAAAGACGTTATCACGAGCGTCGCTACCTGTTTTAGACATGATACCTAGTACCTTGTCCTTTACAACTGTGCCCTCTGATAATAGAGTAGCTACAGCCATGTTGGTATATCCCGAACGTCTACACTTAGTAAAGAGCTGACCTACACATCGTGGGTCTACCTTACACGCTTCTGCATGAATAAAAAGTTTTCGTTGAAATGCGAGGTAATCCCCGTAGAATGAACCATCAATCTTCACCCATTGAAGCATGAAGTAATGCGTCCCTGTTATGTAAGTTTTTTTACCGTCAATGTAAAGCCAAACCCCTTCAGACCTACGCTTAAACTCTTGTTCGATATATGGACGATAGGTTTTTCGAAAGTTACTTGGCTGCTGCGCCCACTCATCCATAGAACGAATCCCCTTGATGGCCGACGGCATGGCTTGACGTCTCCAATACTGCTCATCCCTACTATTAGAGGAAAACAGCGTTTCATCCTCAGAGGACTCACTAGGAAGTTGTATAAACAATCCCTCCAACTCGATGATTTCACCCATCGTATCGTTAGGACATATATTGATAACTTCCTGCTCATAGCCTTCTATTCTCTTTAAACCTGCCATACCTTAGTGTACAACGTACAAATATACGTTTAATATATTAATTAAATGTTTAGACAAACTTTACAATTACTTCTTACTGAAGCGTTCTGCAAATCCACCACCAAAGTCCTGCTCCTCTTCTATAGTGCCTGTTTCCTTTGCGTT